TGCGTAGCGTTACACGCTACGCACGCTTATTTTATATCTCGTTTATTTGATTTATATATATTTATTTAGGGATAAATATGAAGATTTCTTTGAGAAGGTAGGCCTTGGCTTAGATTTCAATATTTCAATATTCGAGATCCCCTTTTACACCCCCCTCTTTTCTTTTTAATTGGCTGGTGTTCAAAATTATTTATTAATTTTATTTTATTATTCGTATTAGTATGTTTGGAAATCTTTAACTATTACGAATTTCATTAAGTTGGAGTTTCAAAATTTTCATCTCGTTCCCTAGATTATGTATGGGAAAAAGTTCGTACCCTAACGATTTATTCAATGGGTAAGTTTGATTGGTATAAACACGTTTTCAATTTTATAACTAAATATACTTGTTAATAATCTCTTTTATTAGAGTTATCCTGCGGGATGTCTTAGACATAAAATTATTAATAAAGGTATTTATTATAAAATTAGATTTCTATCCGGTTTTTACTTAGATCATGGGAAATCTACAGTTTCTATAAAGTATGTAGTCCTGTTAATTAGAGGGCCTCAAATATTAGGTACGCTTGATATTTGCCTCTAATGAGGAGGGGAAAAACTAAAGGTGCGATTCGACATCAAACCTACTCCTGTATTCATATTCGTACGCGTAAGTGCTTGGGATGGATAATTGAATACTGTCTTATGTAATGTCTGGATGTAAAAGATATGAGCAAAGTAGCAACGTCTTGTTAAATAACTCCTCTTATCGGCGCGTTTAGTCCTAGTCGCGCAGGGACACATTCTTATGTTATGTTTGTATAAGATCATTATCAGCCACCGTGCATATCCCCTCAGAAATAGCCCGTAAAGTACGATTTATATACAATGGCCAATTACTCAAAACCCTTTTTATTAGATATAGTTTTCAATAAGGATATCAAATGTATTAATGACTCATGCTCGCACTCGGACTGTCGCTATCAATCAAATTCTTATGTTGAACTACGCCGCAATCAAGCTCTGAACAAGAATCTCTTGTGCTGTTCAGACATTGATGATTGTTATAAGTCGGATTTGTTTGCATTTTTGTATATGACTGCATATGAAAAATGCTCTTTGGGAGATTTTATCTTCCTTATGGATAATAGTGAATATTTTAAAAATAAGATACAAAGTATTAATTTTAGATATTGGAATAAGTTGGAACGTGTATTCGTTCGTAGTATTAAGAATTCTCATAATCTTAAGTTTGTGTTTCATGTTTTAGATAAAATTCGTGTTGTTCATGAATCTGCGAATCTCAGAACTGCTAAGTCTATAAGAAAGTATAACTCTTCTTATATTCTAGGATTATTTGACCTGTTTAATGCTTGTCCCGATACTTTCGAGACAAAATTGACAGAGGCGAAGGAGCAAGTGTTCGGTATTGATGAAAAATTTGATGTTTTGCAAAAAGGTTTTACCGATATGCAAAAGAATTTTTCAACTGTTGCCGAGAATCTCACTGATACTACAGCTAAGTTGAATGTTATGTTAGATCGTCAAGACATTAAAACTACAGAAACTTTTAATACGGTGAAAAGTGCTTTTAATAGTATTGATCATTCTGTTAAGAGAACTTCTGATGTTTTATGTAAGACTGTTGAATCTCAAAATAGAAATATAGATAATTCTTTAAATAGTTTTAAAGAAGCTATGGGTAGTTTTAAGGTTGCTGCTGGAGATTTTTCCGATTTGAAATCATCTGTTGATGAGGTCTTAGAAAATCTTAAACTGAAAGATCCCCAGAGTGTGCTTGTCACTATTATCCAGAATCTCAAGAAGAATTGGACTGGATTGTTATCTAGTATGTATCTTCTATTTAATGTTAAGGGTATTGATAATCAATTAGCTGTAATTGCTTCTATTTGTAGTTTGTTAGGTATTAATCATATGTTATTAGATAAGGTCTATGATAAGTTTAAACCTACTGCTAAAGAGCAAGGCAAGCGTCATGCTACCAATAAGCTCTTTGGTATTGTCTCATTAGCTTTAGGTAAACATTCTCCTTTGAAAATGTTTAATATTAGTAATCTCACTGCCCTTTCCAAGGAAATGGAAGCTGCAGATAATGTAGTTAAAATTTTTGAAGATCTGTTAGAAGAGTGGGGTATTTATGATACTCCCTCGCATAAGGCTGCTAAGTTAATTTATGATCAAGCTGCTCGGTTATTTACTGAGTTGGCTGATTATGATACAACTTATAGGTTAGAAGCTAATAAATTTTATAAGAACAAGTATTATAAGTCTTGGTGTAAGTCTTATAAGGAAGTTGTAGATCTGAAAACCCAAAATGTTGGACTTCAAGATTCTGTCTCTAGAGATATTAACTTGTTGTATAACAGTTACAATTCTCTTAGTCAGAAGATTGATGAACTGCGTGCTGGTGATGGACGAAGACAGTGTCCTGCTGCTTTTGTTCTCTTAGGGAATTCAGGAATAGGTAAGTCTGAATTTATGGTGGATTGTGTAACAAACCTCCCTAATAGGCCTTCCCTGTTGGCTGAATTTGCTGAGAAGAATAGGTGGGCAAGATCAAATCCTCATGTAGAGGATTTAGATTTTGGAAATTGGACAAACTGGGCTGAAAATAAGAGTAAAGATCAAAAATATCAGCAAGGATACTTTGGTAATGATAGTCACACTGTTGATGATGCTTTCCAAGGTGCCGATGATGCTGATCATCTCAATTATATTAATTATGTTACTTGTAGTAAGTTTATAACAAACCAGGCAGATCTGAAAGATAAAGGACGACCTTATATGGCTAAATTGCTTATTTTGTCTGCGAACCAGTTTCCTAGACAATCTAAGACAATTAAACATATGGAGGCCCTTCATCGTAGATTTAGAGTTGTAGAAGTGTATAAGAAGAAAGGTGCTACAGTACCTAAGGATGGTTTGAAAGATCGTTCGTATGCTCATTTAGAATTTTACTTGCATGAATCTGGTGTGGATTATATTTCTAACCGACCTCCTATCCCTGTAACTATTGATGAGGTGGTCGAAGAAATGATGCGTGCTGTTGTTATGGAGAAAGTGAAGTATGAAAGTAATTGTGGTATTCAAAGCGATGAATCTCCTTTCTTTGAGGAAAAACCCGAAGGTTTTGTTCCTCCTCCGCCTCCTACTGAACCTCCTCCTCCTCCTCCCACTGAGACAGAACCTGTTGAGGTTCCACCTCAGGAAAATCCTCCCAATCCTTTTAATACTAATCCCTTCTATTCTGATCTTGACACAAGTGAAGATGAGTTGCCCCCTAAGAAGAAATTCAAAGGGAAACTTGACTATACTGTGCCTATTGATCCTCGTGCTTTTCCTTCTACTTCTGGTGAACAGGAGAAAAAGAAAGATGAAAAAGAATCTCAAGAAGGTGTTAAGTCTGAGAAAGAATCTCAAGAAGAAGTGAAGTCGGATAAAGAAGATGAAGAAGAAGAGAAGTTTGAAGATGCTTCTGAATCTTTTTCCTATCGTCAGCGCTTTTATGACTTTTTCCGAGCCAAAAAGAAAGCTGAAGATAAGGAGAAGAAGAAAGAAGAACCTAAGCAAGAATCTCAGACTGATAATACGGAAAAGAAAGATGAACAAAAAGAACAAGAAGAATATTTGAAAAATCGTACAGAAGTTCTTTTCCCTGTGTATGATCCAGTCGTACCAAATGCTACTGCTATTACTGCAGAGGATTTAGACCGTCATCTCGCTAGAACAACACGGATGGAGTTTGATTGGTTACGATCAAGTGAACGTGACTGTCCGAATAATGTTGTCTATCGTGGATTGGCGTTGCTCAAAGTGAAACAATCTGGATTAGATTTCTTTACTTTCGTTGCTCAATTTAAAAGCGAATGTAAATGGAATTGCTTGGATTATGTCCTTGAACATCTAGATTATTTCACTCCAGAATCTCTTAGTAAATGTAGGAATATGTGGAAATCTGCCCGTGTGTATTGTTATGGAGATAGGAATCTCTTTTTCATTTTTGATGGACAAATCTTCTACCGCCATACTAGTTTGGGAGATGATGCTGAAGATTGTAAGGCTCATGAAGAATATACAGCAAAGATGAAAAAGACATTCTGGGATAGAATGAAAGATCTGACTAAGTTTGCAGGTAGTTGTTTATATAATCTTATTTATTATATTGAGCGTGGAATTTTCCATTTTGCTAGTGTATTTTATAAACCTGCTAGCTTGATCGTGGACTTCTTTTTCTGGTTGTTTGGATTAAAGGTCCACGAATATTATGATCTAAGTATAGTTGTAAAACGTCTTGTTGGATATTTTACTGGTCCTGTTATTCTATGTGGAATTTTGTATATGTTTACCTTTATGAATAAGCGTTTTCAGTTCTTTGATTATGTTTGTGATAATTGTAGTACTTCACAACTTTGGTTGTGGGGTCGTGCTCGTCTTCGTATGAAATGTAGTTCTAGATGTAAGATAGGATATTTGTATACTACTCATTGTGATGACTGTGATTTAGATATTAAGGTTTATGATAATTTTGTAGGTCATGTTTGTGATTGTAAAAATCGTTGTGAATGGTGTATGCATAAGGAAGTAAATGATTTTGATGAAAGAGATTGTGAACGTTTGGAACGTGTGTTGAAAATAGTTGATAGTAGTACTTTAACTAAGGCCTACAACCAATTGTTTGATGCAAATGAAGAACGTAAGCAGTGTGATTGTTTCGTTGATCAAATTTGTGAATTTTGTAGTAAATCTTACGGTACTATTTTGGAGCATTTCAATAAGTATTACCAGAAGGGGAAATATAATCCTCTGATTGTAGTGCTTAAGAATGGAATCATCCAGAAGAAACCTTTGATTATGTCGTCTCGTCGTCCTACTGATATTTCTGAGATCTCGATGCCCTCTGTGGATGAAAGATTTAAGGAATGGTTAAGTGATATGAATGTTTTGAAAGAAGAATACTCAATAAATGTTGATTCTCTCACTCCTGATGAGGCTAAAGTAGTTGCAAACAATGTAAAAGCAGTAAGTGTTGACTCGTCAACAACTGAAGAAGATCTGAAAAAGATTGTCCCTGGAGCTACTGAAGTCCCTGAAGAATGGGAGAAGACTAAGGAATCTCAGGAAGAATGGATTTGGTCGAAGAAAACGGAAGAACCAAAGATAGCTGTAGAGGAAGGTGGATCTTCAACTTCGGATAGACGTAAGAAAGTCCGTGTCGAAGGATCATCTTCTACTTCTGATCGTCGTAAGAAGGTTAGAGTTGAAAGATTTGAATATCCTTTAAGTTTTCCAAATTTTGTTTCGTCCAATGTCCATAAGCACAATGCTTATACTCGTCATTGTAAATACTTAGACTGTGTTAAACTTGATTTAGTGGAAATGCAAGGTACTAGTAAGGACATTGTTATTTCCAAAGCTAATCAAGCTTATAACTTGACTAAGCGTCCTATTTTTGTTGAAGATGTTGCTTTGTGTGTAGATGAGCTAGGTAACTGGCCTGGTCCTTATATTAAGGACACTTTGAAGGAGATGACTCCTGAAAAGTTTGGTAGAATGTATGCTGGTAAGAGTGCTACTGTGACTGTTTATGTTGCATTGAAAGTTCGACATGATTTACCTCCCAAGGTTTTCACGTCGAAAGTTCAAGGTGTTATTGTCCCTCCACGAGGCAATAAGGGCTTTGGTTTTGATTCAGTATTTATGCCGAAGAATTACCAAGAGACTTATGCTGAAATGGACTTTGTGTACTTAGATGTAGATCCTAGATATAGCATTATGAAATTAATTGTTGAACAAATGGAAATGTATGCTGATGAAGAACTTGCGATTACATCAATAGTTCCTCGTGTGCGAATTGTTACTAATTTTAACTGTAAGGAATGGGCTACTAAAGTGTGCAAGGAAAAAGGTTTGACTGTTGTAGATTATAAGCAATATGATAATTCTGGATTTGATGATTTTGTAGATTTAGGTATAAAATATCAGGATCAAGTTTCTGCTGAAGATCCTCTTCTCATAGTTTCTAAGTATTTAGATATTAATGGATATGAATGTAGTTATTTTAATGGATTAGATGAAGTTAGATCTGCAGCTGTAGTGGCTGATTTAGATAAGGCTAGAGATTATATTCTTAGATGTGTAGGTTCTGTGATTGAAGGTGGTAATGAAGAAATGTCTTCTGATCCAACTATCAATGCTGTGTCCACTGTGTTGTCTAATCAAACTGTTGAAGTGTTTAATAGTAAAGGAAAACTTCATGGAATTGCTTTTGGTAAGAATGTTTTAACCCCTTTTCATATTGGGGAGACCGCTTTCTTTATGAGAGGCGATCGTAAAGTAGATCTGAAGTTAGTAAAAGCTCTGCCGGAAGTTGACTTGTCTTTGTGGTCGTTTCAACATGTTAAGAGTGCTGAAGCTTATTCGTTAAAACCTCTGTCTTATGTTGCCCGTAAAGAGGAAATTGTTCGTCATGTGATGGCTGATGGACATGGTGTAGCTTATCTTCCGATGAGTAAACTCCATTATATCTGTCATATTGATTTTGTGTATGATAAATCATTTGAATTGACCCGTGGGTTGGTTACTTATGAGGAATTGTTGTCTATTCGTGGCTTTGAACGTATTGCTGTCCCAACTGTTAATGGTGATTGTGGAGGATTTACTATCTCATGTAATAATAAGTTAGCTCGTAAATGGATCGGTATGCATATTGTTGGTACTCTTGAAAAGGGGTATTCAACTTTGATTACTCGTGAAATTCTCGAGAAATTAGGTGTTAAGTTTGCTGAAAAAGCTGTAGAACAAAGATCTGTTAATGTTATTGATTGTTCGTCTAAGTTACCTATTGTTGATGTGATGAATCTGTGTCCTATTAAGGTAGATAATCCTCGGTATCCATCTACTCCTCAGATTGAATATCTTGGACAAATGCCTTATACTGGAATGCCTGCTAGTGGAACGAATCTGATTAAGCACCCTTTCTATGGAACTTTTCCTGTTACTCAAATACCTTCTGCTCTTTCTTTGGATCAAGTTAAAGACTCTTCTACTTTAGATAAAGATGTGTATGGAAATCCTGATCTGCTCCTAACTCAATTAAACAAATATGGTCACCCAGAAACTGTTATTGAGGATGAAGAAAAGATTTTGGATGGTATGGTTGAACAAATGACTGATTATACTAAGTTTAAGTTAAGTGGATATGATATGTCTCCTCTTTCCGAAGAGGATGCCATTAGTGGATTAAGTGAAGATATAGATTCTGAACCTTTAGATGTAAGGACTTCTGCTGGTGAACCTTGGTCTCGACTGGGGAAAACTAGTGGTAAGAAGAAAGGTGCGTATTTGCGAAAGATTGTGCGTGATGGTGAAAATCGGTATGAGTTTGCTAATAATCCTCACTCTTTGACCTTGAAAGAGGTTATTCAGATTAAGGAAGATTTAGCTCGTGAACGTGTGCGTATCTTGTCCGTGTGGAAGAATTGTTTGAAAGATGAAACTCGTCCTGTCCAAAAAGTTGAGAAAGGGAAAACTCGTTTGTTTGTGGTTGCCCCTTTTGAGACAATTTTTCTGTTTCGTAAGTATTTTGAACGTTTTAAATTAGCTTGGCAAAAGAATAGACTTAAGCTCCCCCATGCTGTAGGTATAAATCCGGTCTCTAGCGAATGGCTTCACCTTGCTAATCTTCTTTTGAAGAAAGGTAAGTTGATGTGTGATGCTGACTTTGCTCAGTACGACGGTCGCTTGAGAGCTGCTTTTATGCGTGCTGCTGGGAAAATAGTAATAGATACAATTAACCCAGAGGATGAAGAGACTAGAAATATTCTTGAAACTCTCTGGGAAGAATTGGTAGAGACCCCCCATTTATCTTTTAACATGATTCATTTAATTTTGCATGGAAACCCTTCAGGTAATCCATTTACCACTGTTTTAAATTGTTTTGTCAATTTCCTTTATCATTGGTTTGCCTACATTAAAATTACAGGAAATTATAGTTTATCAAAATTTCTGGAAGAAGTGGCTATCTTCGCTTTTGGTGACGATATCATCTATTCCACTAATAATATTAGTAGATTTAGTTTTAATGCAGTTGCTGAGATAATGGAACAATTAGGTCAGGAATATACTACAATAGATAAATCTGGAAGTAGATCTGAAATGAAGTCACTCAAGGAAATAACTTTCCTTAAACGCATGTTCAGAAAAGACTGTGGTAATGTCATCTTTGCCCCTTTGGATACGGAAGCGATTGAGCAGCAATTTAATTATTCTTTGTTAACAGAGAATCAGGATCTTGCTATCATCGCTCAAGTAAACGAAGCTTTACTTGAGGCTGCTGCGCATCCAGTGGAGTATTATGAGAAATTTACTACGGCCCTAAAACATCAAGTAATGCGTAAGCCCAATCTTCGTAGGTATATAGTAAGTCCTTACTTTCATATCGACGAAGACCGATCACGACTTTTGAAACGGATCGTCTAGGGTGACTTTTAGTTTTATTTATGTTTAAAGAAAATGGAAGAAACTTTCGTTAACTTGAAAACAGGCATTATATGCCACCAGCCCTCAACCGATTATATCTACCCTTGCTTTATTACCGGACAAGATTTATGGATTAATCAATCATTATTAAAACGTTATAATCTTATTAGAATTTTATATATGTTACCTTATCACAAACCTTGTAAGAAATGGCACAAGTTTGGAAACTGTACGACTGTTCAAGACCCGTGTAAGAATTGTGGAGCGTTTAAGGATCATCATCACTCCTACACAGGAGAGATGTTACCGAAAATGCAGCGAATGCCGAAAATGGTCATGAAAAACTTTGGTTTGCGGATTAAGGGAACTAATTATTATTTATATACATTATCAGGTAATTATTTAGCTCAAGATTGTTATATTATTACTCCTGCTTTATCTCATTTTACTTATGGTGATGGAGAGAATATTTCATATTATGGATTATCGCCTGGACTTTATTTAGTTTATAATTCAGGCAAAGGTTGTTTATTATCGCAGGATGTTCCTTATGAGTATAATACTGATAAGCCATACTATGGTGTGTCTTGTCAAACTAAGAAGGAGGAACCATTCAAATATGAATATCTTAAGGAGTTTGCAACTCAGGTTAAAGTCCCCTTTGGATATTATGATGATATGTTCATTCTTCGACCAAATAACACTGAATTTCCTTTAGGATTTATTACTGTTTATAATTATTCATTTACTAAGAAATATACAATAGGTATGGCTGAATGTAAAGGTAAAGTGTCTGACATAGTAATGCCCCGTATGCCTAAAATTAAGTTTTATGCAGGCGAGGAGAAACCTGTGGATGACACTGAGTATATGAAAGAGTTAATGGATGAGATCATCGACCTTGAACGTGAAAATGTTGAGAATGACTGTTCTAAGGCTGATTTATCAGAATTAGAGAAAGTGCGTGATGAAATTTGTTTTGGCAAAATTCAGTTAGAAAGGTACGAGGAAGATGGATCTCGATGTGGCTGTTGTGATGGTGCCGAACATCAAAAGTACTATGTTAGGACTTTTGACGGTATCTTGTATGAAATTGTGCGAGTTCAGAGTGAAACACGTTTTCCTGAGGCTTTTACCTCAGGAGAGGGTGGTTATGTGAATGTGTATGAACCTGGAACCGAACAAATGGATGAATCAGATACAACTGGAAGAGCAGATAAGGATACTACTCATGTAGATAATTCTGTCCCCCTAGTAGTAAATGAAGTTAGCGCCTCCCCTTTAATAGATGGTGGTGATAGTATGCAAGATGACCAAGCTATTGACATGCATCAGGATGAGCCAGGACCTTCGTGTTCTTGTTCTACTATGCAGGTGGATACTCCGTCTGGACCACAAGAAGCAGTAATGCTTGTTGCTGGTAACTTGTTACCTGGAACCAAACCAGATTTTGTCCCCCATGTTAATCTCCCTAACTATATCAATAGGTGGGCAAAAGTTGGAGCAATTGGAATTAACAACCGTGTCTATAAACCCGTGTTTAACGACAGGGTTGAGAATTTTAGAAAATTCTTCAACTATTCCCACTCACATATAGTCTGGAAGATTGTATGTAAACCCACCCTTTTCCAATCCCAACGGTATTGGGTTTGTTTTAACCCCTCAGTTAATCAAACTCCTTTGCCTATTACGGAATTCAACAACCTAATTGGCTTTGACTGGAATCCTTCTGAAAATAATGAACTGTATGTAGTCACACCATGGTCCTCTCTTGAATACATGACCGTTCATAATTTGGAAGATTTCGGTAGATTAGAAATTGTTAATAGAACAGATTTAGTTACAGAAGATGGTCTCCCTGCTCAACTAGATATAAGTGTGTATTGTGCTCCGTATCAAATGACGTTGTATATGCCAAGGATTACTAGTGCTGAAAGTGAGTCTTATTATTATATGGAACAGACGTACTCTGATCTTGGAACCATCAACATTGATGGCTCTGCGCATGTGATTCCGATCGCTGCGGGCCTAAATATTGGTGATTCTATATCAACTGGTGCGGATGGTCGTTATATTTTATCATGTTTAGATAATGGAGATGATTCAACTGTGATAAGTGTGCCAGGAATCTATACTGACAAAGTTTTGTTAGCATTGACGAATGGAAGTAGTGTAACTGTGTTATATTTGAATAGTAGTCCTTTCAGTATAGATGGTGTGGATGCTACTAGAGTAGATGGTTATTTCTATCTTGATTTTGCCTCTGCTTCTGATAGCGTTTCACTTGTGAATGCAAAGTATGCGTCTTTTATTAGTAATAATAGTGTACCTGACATACAATCTGATTCGGTTTTAGTGTCATCTGGTGTGAATGGATTAATTTATAATAATATAGTCGATACAGCTACCACTGATACAATTTCCTCCAATGTCCCCTTAGTTTTAGTGAAGCAAGTTACAGCTAGGGAAGAAATGTATGACTTCGGTCATTCATACAATGGGAACTCATCGTTGCCTTCAGCAACTTTGGGAAATATTGGTGATCATACAACTCGTATTGATAACCAATGGGGTTTTGTTATTTCAAAAACATTAGAATCAACTGATTCTCAATTGGTATTTAATTTCAGTGCTCCTAATAGTTCATTAGTTTACTATGATAGAGATAGACATTTGATGTATTATCGCTATCCTAAATTAAAGTTTGTAACTGCTTCAAACCCTAGTTCTAATGTTTTAATTAGAATTACCCAAATCCCGTCTTCAACTCCTGTTCCTCTCGAGAAAGCCTTACAACTTCCTGGAGATGAATGGGACTTCAAGACACTCAATAAGGTTGTTCAACCTTATTGGGACAAGCCCACCATAGCTATTACCCCCCAAACTTCTACCTGTTTTATACAGTTAGATGTATTAAGTGGTACTGTAGGTACTATGCCTATAATAACTATGTACTATAATTGTCAGGATATGGAATATTTTCATTTTCCTGGCTTCTCCCCGCAAGTAGAAATACCTGTTCCTGCAGTGGAACAGGTAGGTCCCATTACGAAGGAGTCATCCGTGGCTCCTTTGCATAGTACGGCCGGAGCTTCCCAAACCGAACGTCGGTGGAATTATTTGACAACTCTTGAGATAACTCCTTCTCATGGAGCTGTTCAAATACCCGTCAACGCGCGGATGTTGGGTCCCTGGCCTGCTCGGCACTTTGGAAGATATGGGAAAATGCGAGGTAACCTTGGTATTAAAGTGATGGTTACTGCTAATCGTCTTGTGAATGGTAACATTCATGTTATTCATTCTAATACTGACATCTCCTCCATTTCCCTTGATTCCGCGAAATTTCTGTCGCTTCTAGGAGAGATTGGTCACTCTGTGGATGGAGCTCCTGGCTCCTCCTTAGAGTTCGATCTCGACTGGAGAAAGATTAGTCCCTTTATGGCGATAGATTTTTCGAAAAATGACCCTGATAATGGCTATTTAGCCATCGTTATACCCGCTACATCCTCATTCTCGGCCAATGACAAGCTGATCATGACCCTGTATGTTGATGTCTCTGGGGTTGTCGTGGATCTCGCTCGAGATACTGACACAGACGGTGGCTATATACCAATATCTCCCACTTTTGTTTCTCGTCCTACTTAGGCTTGCTTTAGTTAGCTGTCCTTTGTAGAACGGAATGCTTCTTTACTGAGTTAAGCTTTCCATAGTATTAGAGGTATTTGTTTGCAAGTTTTATTGATTCATTTTTACTTTTGTTTTTATTGATTTTGATTTTACTTGGCTCTCGGCAGCAAAAGTCGGGAGTCTTCAGATTGATTGAGTTTTTACATTTAACCTTTTTCATTTTTACTTGATTATGATGTTTATCTGTGTGGTCCGCTCGTCTCTGAGCAACAAAACAAAAGCTTTTTGTGTATGTCCTTATATTTAGGTAATAATATTAGTCACTGTTGACGAATGTTATCGCGTGCGCCGCTTATGAACGGTCCGGTAACCTCTGGTTACTCATACTTTTATTATTTATATTTAGCGTGTGAAAAATATTTAATCTTATATTTAGCGTGTGAAAAATATTTAATCTTATATTTAGCGTGTGAAAAATATTTAACCTTATATAGCGTGTGCAAACAAAAAGAAATAAAAATTTAAGCCTTCATTCATTATTTTTATAATCTTGGAAATTGCAAGATTTATGATTATGTATTTATTATGTATTTATGTTTATTATTATATAAATTATATTATGGCTTTATTCATTTTTATTTTGTGTGGTCTAAAAATAATTGGAAAA